GTGTCCTCGGATTGTTTCAAAGTGTTTCAGAGGGTTGACAAATCGTGCGATAGGTGCCAGCCTTAGACAACAACACCAGAGTACATTAGTTCACACATACTATATTAATTAAATGATTTCAAAAGTTTTCCACAACACCTCAAAAAACTGTGGAAAACCTAGTCATAGCAATGTGCGGACTGTTGTGTTGATTGGATAGTATCCTTGTGTATCCTAATAGTAACTACACCAACCAGTAGCAATGTATTTCCTACCAATATTGGGTGTTACTCCCTTATGTGCATGAGTCCAGAATGCTGGCCAAATGTATAACGAACCCTCTGATACTGTTGATGTATAATCTTGATGTATCCATGTAGTACCACATACTGCATCATTGAGATAATACATCCAACCTAACACTCTTTTGGGATCATTAGGTGAATGTTCACAATGTTCAACAAAATAACCTTCATCATCTAGGTATCGTTGTATATTATATCCTGCATCAATTGATATCATGTTAGATATTCTATTAAGGAATGAATACTGTTTACAATACTTCCAATAGTATGGTTCTAAGTTGTTTAACAGTAAATCATCTTGTGTTCCTTTAACATGTATATCTGTTGATGATTTAATATCCTTTCTTACTCCACCATGTCCTGTCTTACCTCTTATCTTATGTGGACTTCTTTCAAATGATTGTATTATTATTTGGCATTGTTCATGTGATAAGGCCTTAGGATAGTGTTGTATCATTCTCTTTTGAATGAGTAATGTATAATTAACCTATCATGTGATGGGTGATTATTATGTGCATGTTTATAGGGTGTATTACCTGGGAACATATACATTGTATTACTTTTAGGTGTTACAACATTATTCCATATAAGAAATGTTCCTGTTGCTGGTGAACACTTAGCATAATAGTTTACACCTATGTCACCATCAGGAGTGAACTCATCATCAATGTTTTGTGTTACGAACCAATGATAGTATGGTGTAAGGGGCATGTTCTTAGTCTCTACAATCCATCGTCTTATTCTATTATGGATTGTCAATACTTCACGTTGATCAAATATACGTGATTGCCAATTTCTTTTAACAACCCTAAACTCATCATACCTTTCTTCTTGTTTGGTATACTCGTGAGTCTTATTAAATGCGTCTTCACCAATGAATTCACATTGCATTGCTGCTTCAACATCAGGTATTGGGTGTACGAATATCTTACTCATAATAAATTTAATAATATAACTAAAAAAATATTTATAGAAATGTAGTAAGGAATGCATAAGCAATTAACCATGCACACAATCCACCTAATACCTTATAATATTTGCGGATAGGTGTACCAAAGTATTGTTGACCAATCATCAAGCACTTATGTGCTGGTGACAATAGATAACCAGCATACTCTGTAGAAAGAAACCATACCATATATTGAGGACCAAAAATTGCTACAAGAGCAGAAGTCATACCAGCATACTTACCTGATGAACCCATAATCCATGATGCAGCTGCTGCAACAATAGAGACGGGAATAATCATAGAAGGATCTGCACCCTTAAGATACTCCATCACTGGTCCATGTATCTGTTTAACTACACCACCTAGAGCAAGTACAACAGTAGCAATAATAGCGAATTTACCATCAAGAAACTTACCCCAATTCCAGTCCTTACAGATAATACTGTAGTAACATGCCATAGCAGCAAACCAAGGGAAGAAAAATATTGCTCCTGCTTTACCTACACATAGTAAGAACCATAGTGTTGCAATGAAAGGAGCCCATCCTCTTAGTGCTCTCTTCCAATTAAAATCCCTGATATTACTCATGTCTGGAACAACACTCTTAGGATCTACCTTAGAGAATATGTACCACCATGTATATGTTAAACAAATAATAAGAGGTATGATTGTGTACTGAAGAAATCCCCAATAACTAATACCCAACACTGCCATTGGAAGTGCTACAGTCTTTTCTAATGGAGACCACCAGTAATAGTGGTGAGTAGACAGATAATCAATAATCCCAAAAGCACTACGCTTCTTCTTATCTGGCGGCGCAATCGCATCAAGGAGTGGGGCTGATAAAGCAACTCTTCCAGGGATAGGTAATACACCCCCAAAAATAGAAGTAAGAATGATGAGAATACGGTTGTCTTTAACATATCTCTTAATTAAAGAATACACATCATCTAATATATGATACTGTCTAATGAATCCACCAAGGATCATGATTCCAAAAATGTAACCCATATAGAGTTCATTCTTTAATATTGCTTCAAACATAATTAAAATTGATTACCATACGAAAAGGGGTATCAGTACAAGTACTACCAGAATGTCTCATGGAATTTGGAAAGGTTACAAATCTGTTCTGAACAGATTCTACTTTAGTTCCATCTTCAAAAGTTGTATAACCATCATTGGTATTCATATAGAGAATAGATGTCTTCAGATATTCTCTATCCAGTCCATCTTCAATATCATTATGTAGTTTACTTACTTTTATTCTATCTGTAGCCAATGATAGATTAGCCTTAATCCTTATTGTAGCACAGGGTTGTAAATGAAACAAGGTCGGCATAATAATAGGACTATACTGCTTCATCTGATGATGTCTATAAAAAACATGAGATAATTGCATGTTATCTTTCTCTGCATCATCTCCTCTTTGTCCTACTATCCTTCCAAGAAACCAAGGAAAATCATCATCTTTCATACTAGAAAATAGTTTATAAAAAACTTCTTCTGGTAACCAGTTATCAATTATATCAATCATTTTTGTAATAGCAAGATGTATATTCCATTCCACCAAGAAGTTTGATCTTCTGGTATAGCGGTTGTTATCTTTCTTTCATATAAAACATTCAATTTTTTGACTTTAATAAGATCATCAACCGACTCCACCACACCAGGCATATTAGCATCATCAACTAAAAGGATAAATTCATCCTCACAGAACTGAAGAAGATGTTGTAAATTTTTAAACTGTGCTATAGGATTATGATCTGCATCATAGAAAATAGTATTACATTTTTCAGGAACAACAGCATCAATAATTTCACCTTCAATTAATTCAAAATCATATTTTTTATCTGGCCACCAAGGAGGTTGTAAGAATGCTTTCCTAGGATCGTCATGTCCTGTAAATACAATATCATCCCTCCAAGGCATATACTTGTGTCCAAAGTTATCAATGGCATATCCTTTAACATTGTTATTTTGTAATGCAGAATAGAAAGTACCACCTGCATAAACACCAACCTCAAGATACTTTGTACCATCATAAGAACAGATATTATTGAGAAAATGTCTAGTGATATCAGAAGTTAATGCTTCTATTCCAACTCCAGTATAATTACTTTCTTTTCTTTCTGCCTTATCAATAGAATCTATAATGTGTGTTATCCTAGGATTAACTTTATTATTACCCTTGCCAGATTGATATACCAAATCACAGTAATTACATTTCCAACAATTGAATTGGCATGTTTTAATCTTCTCTCGCCATACATCAATAGGCCTTTCTTTAAGATCTACATCCTCAATATACTCTTTGTACTGCGGAAATAATACATCCTTATCCAATCTCCACCTATCAATAATATCCATTGATTCCTTCAGTCTAGATGCAGACTCTCTGCCATGCATCTTGAATACATCAATACCTAGATTAAAAAATTCTTCCCAGTCTTCCTTCCAAGGGGGAAGGTTCGCTGCTTTAAGTGCATATGCACCATCAAGTGCATCCCATTTACTACACGATACTCTACTAATCCTACTATTAAAATACTGAGGATCATCACCATTTCTAGTGTTATTATAATGATAATGTTCAGGCATTATAGGACAATTACCCCAACACCCTTCATTCACTAAAAGAGATATCTTAACTGGATATCCTTGTTCAGCACAGTATTCTTTTGCTTCTTTAATCTCTAAAAGTCTATCCCTATCTCTCATCAGATCTCTATCAAGATTGATGTAATGAAATCCTGCTCTTGCTAGTTCAACTACTTCATTTGCTCTAGTAACTTCCCTTAGAATAGTATTCTTAATATACAATTCTGGATACTCTTTCTGTATTTGTCCAGTCATTATCCATGATGTATGGGGAAGAGTGACAATTTTAATTCCTCTTTCATACAACTGATGATAATTTTCAATCCACATCTCCAAGTTCTTTTGATCTGGCTTAACGTAGATATTATTAAACGTTGCTGATAAAGGTATTTCAGTCTCTTCACTTAACCACAATGCCATCTCAATGAGATCCAGTTCCATATCTGCTGACATGAAAACTTCACCCATAGCATCCTGTGAAAAAGGAGGCATCCTACAGGTAAAATATAAATCAAAAATATAATCCTTATTTCTTTTTAAGAAATCTAGGAATTCGGTTTCAATAAACTCTGGATCAAACTTTGGATTTATAGGTAAACTAAATGGTTTAATCCTTTGCATCTAAGAGTCTTCCAACATTATCATTTTCACTTTGCCCATCAGATAACATTTTATTTACATCATCTTTACCAAGATATTTAATTGCTGACTGTGCTTCATCTTTAAGTGCATTAATACCAGCATTAACAACACCACTATATTTCATTGCTGCATCAATACATTTCACTTGGTCTTTCTCACTCATTTGAAGAATAGACTCCATGTTTCCCTGATTGATTGTTCCAGATGAAAGCATGTCTACAGCAGACTGTTTTGCCATTCTAGCAATCCAATACTGATGTTCTTCTTCTCTATTAGGTTCAAAGATTTTTTGAACGTAATCTTTTGCTACTTCTGTTTCTGTATCAACATGCTCTTTAATATAATCTAGAAAATATCGCATCTCCATTTCACATTGGAGTACTTTCTTAGTCCATATTATCCCATCTAATACTGCATCATCACGATCACATGATAGTATTTCTTTTTCAATGGGATCTTGTTCATTCTCAATATCCCTGTTAAATTTTGCTATGATATGATCATTCTTTTTTTCTGCAATCTTTACTTTTTCAAGAGCATGTTTTCTAGACTGGACTTCCAGCATACATTGCTTTACCGCCCTACTTCTTGTTGGATGAGAAT